AGCAGCCGGAATTACCAGAACGGTTATTTGTATACCTGGGATGGCATCAACGCCGGAGTTAACGACAAGGTGCCTATCCCGATGGGTGCGCCGTACTCACCGTTCTGTTTCAATAATAACGTCTACTTCTACTGCGCCGGATCGCTGATGGTCTGGGGCGGCGGGACCAGTATCATTAAGGTTCGCTACATTGCTTACCAAAATACTGACTACTTGGGCATGGTCGATCATACGGTAGTTAACCCTAATATGATGGATACCCGGTACAACTTACTCTTGCTTGGCTACCCAAGTTCAACGACCAACACGACGGTGAAAATGGGCATCTACTCGTGGGGGGCGGTCGAACTAGCCTATCCGAATTCTTACGGATATTCGTATGTGCTGGCTAGCGGTAAGCAGTTTGCTTCAGGCGGTAGCGGCAGTGACTCCTGGACTGGCCTCCAGATCGGTATGATTAAAAACTTTGTTGATACGCTCTACACCAGTTGGCAGTATACCGATGCGAGCGCTGTTACCCACTACGGTCTTGACGTCACAGACAATACTTCTAGCCCGGCCCCGAATTTTGATTTCTCTTCGCTTATCTGGGACGGCGCGGCAGTCTATAAAGCCAAGCAGGGTATGCGGGTGATGTTGTCCTTCCTGCCGTTGCCGGCCGGCACAACGATCACCATGTGGTATCAGCATGATCGCGGCGGCGAAATAACTGCCAACGACATCGGAGAATCCTATACCGCGACCGAAGGGGCAACGAGCCTCATGATCAACGTACCGACGTCAAGGCGCTTCCGGGAGCTCCAGTGGGGTTTCTTAGGTACTTGTGCGCCCGGCAGTGTTACGCCGACTATACTAGGTCTGACGGGCGAAATAGATAGCCTCAGCGAAGAGCCTGATCTGCGTGAATACAAACCAACAAGCTAAGGAGTTTTCATGCCGCCGATGAACTCACCGAACGATATCGCTCTCAACATGCCGAATGCCTCGATGATGTATAGCACCTTTACGCCGACATTTGGTAACCTGATGTTTCAGATTGCGCCAAGCCAAACTGGCGAGGTCAACTTTAGTTTTGGTACAATTCCATATCTATCACTTGAGGCATTGCTCTACCAGCAGCAGATCGCTGCGCAGGTTGATCCGACCAATATTAGCGCTGGGCAGCACGGTGGCCAGCAGAACATCAGTGGCCAGTACACCGTGACCGGCGCGGCCGGTAACATCCAGGTAGCAATCGGTAACGGCACGACGCAGTCCGGAGGCTTCTAGTGGGTTCGCCGGCACTCCAGGTCTGCCAACAGGGGTTTGATGTACGCAAGTGTCCGGATTGGGCCTATCTGTACAATTCGGACTGGCCAAGTTTGGCGATTGCGTTTGAAAAGACGATTACCGTGGAGTCTGGTAATACTGGTCAGCCGGTAGACCACAATCTAGGATTTTGGCCGTTAACGGTTGGATATATAAGCAAGGATGGAATATCTTATAGCCGGTTGCCGCCCAGTGCTATCAAAGTGACCAAGACCAAGGCAATTGTTACTTTTAATCCGGTCTATACGAATGTGGCCTCAGTTACGGTTGTTGTCCGTTGCTACAACGTAGATATTTCTAAAGAGGCGGGCTATCCGTTGCCGCAGAGTGCTCAAGCCAAGCTGCCCTACAACGATCAGTTCGGTATAAAGTTTGCCAAGAAAGATCGGGCTATAACTTCCAAGAATCTCAATGATTTCATCATTCACTCCCGGGCGCAGAGTCCGGCTGTCTTGGTGGTGGGGACTGAAAATGGGCAATACTTTAAATCGGCTTTTGATGATCCGGGAACCGGTACAAATGCGTCCTGCATTGTGTACCCTCTGAAGACTTCTTACATACCGTGGATATTCGGAGCCATAAAAACAGATGCGGACACCTACGAATACTGGAGTCTCAACAATATTTCATATGTAGCAGCATCTAACACGATGATCTTGAATATTGGTTTGACAGGAGCCGGCAGCCTGATAGTTCTGAGAGACCCGCTCTTTTATCCTGAAACAGTACGGGTAGTTTACTAATGGAAAGTTTTTCTGTCTCGAGCAGCGGCTCCCGGGTTCAGACGGCGCTCGGGCCTGATTCCCTACTATCCATCGATAAGCCGCTCACTAAATTGGATACAACCAACAAAGTAAGTTTTCAGACGATTTCTATCCTATTCAACCGGGAACCACCACAGCCGACAGCTTCAAGTTACACCAATACGGTGCTGTATAAAACGGAGCACGGTTACAAGAATTACATTCCGTCAACTTGGATGTCCTGGCAAAACCCGGCCCCGTCACCAACGGCCTCACCGAGTGTACCTGGTAATCATGCGCTCAGGACTTTTGCCTTCGGTGATGATACCAACTCTGTAGAATTGTTGGGTGACATACATGGAGCGGTTCCCGGTATCTATGAGCAAACCCTCATCGGTGAAGATATCTATAACGACGCCGGCATTCTTTACCTGACCACAATCGCCAACCTGGTGCTAACCGCTGATGATACTAACATCTACTTGTCTGTACTGAAAGAAAATGTTGTACCGGTTTTAGGAGTGGCGCCGCCGATCCATCTAGCCGGCATTACGCTCAACGTCCGGGTTTACGTTTTTAGCGAGCCGGCTACAACCTCCGATTACTAAATGGTATAATCGCTGCTAGACACGTAATGTAGTCCCCTTGGAGGGATTTTTTATTATATGAACCCTACACTATCTGCTCAAGCTTCCCGGGCTGCCCAGCAAGGCCAGCGAATGTTAGTTGAAGACAGGAACCGGGCCAACGCTGCCCGAGGTCAATACAATACCTACTCAGGTCAGGTGAGTGGTGCCCAGAAAGAACTTCAAAGCCAAGCGAAATATATGCAGGGCGCTGGCAGCGGCATCAACTTGTATAACACCCAGCTATCTAAACTCCAAAGTGAAAGCGGGTATAATCCAGCGCAATTGGCTGATGCTAACAAAAGTTTGTTTAGTATGACTGGCGCCTTGAACTCGGCTAATAATCAGTTCAACACACCTGGTGGTGTAGGGGCCTACGGTATGAGTGCGCCGGCTCTGGCTAGCTATGAGGGCAGTATCTTGCAGCCCTTGCAGACCGGTGTTAGTAATGCCAATACGATGGTTGGGACACTAAACTCCGAGCTTCAGAACTTTATGACCGGGGCCAGCCAGGCCGCAACCGTGGGTGTCCAGAGCGAACAGAACGTGGTTGATGCTTTAAATAAAGCGGTGGTCAATTACCAAGCTCAGGCTTCCGATGCGCTGCAAAATATGCAGTTTTATTCTAAGTTGGCTTCTGATCAAGGCGGTCTCAATGCCCAGCAAGCTCAGAATTACGCTCAGGCTCAACAAGCTTATGCGGCTTCTCAGCAGGCATTGGCCCAGGCCAGCCTGTTCATGTCTCAGACGAGGGGCCAGAATATTGCTAATATCGGAAATCAGCGGTTACTTGATGAACAAGCGCGGAAACCGGCACCTCCGGTTGCCAATGCTCAAAAAACTGCTGCTACTGTAGGTGGTAGCTCTCATGCGCCAGATGTCTGGCAAGACAATAAGGACTTCTGGACCGGAACAGCACCACGGGCCGTCGGCGGAGCCGCAAAGGCCGTTGGGAGAGGTGCTGTAGGTTGGGGCAAAGGGTTACTGACGGGAGCTAGCTGGTAATGAATCCTCAAGCAGCTCCTATGACGAGTGGTGCGCCGCAGTTCGGTGAGTATTCGGACTGGGCAAACCAGCAGATAGCCCAGGGTTTTACGCCTGAACAATTGCAGCAAACGCTAGCGGAAAATAACATAACTCCTGCGTCTGCTCAGGCACCGCAGCCGACTGCAGCAACTGGCGGACCGGAGCCTTCCTGGTGGGAAAAGCTCCTGCCGGCGGCCGGCGGTATTCTGGGCGGCATAGCCGGTGGTGCTGTGAGCGGCGGCGTGGGCTCTATCGGCGGTGCCTCGGCCGGCGGAGCTCTTGGTCAGGCACTGGAGAATAAGTTAACTGGTAAAAAGTCCTGGCAAGGCAATGTCGCTACTTCTGGTATCCAAAATGGCGTTGGTGAAGTTATTGGGCTTGGAGCTGGAAAAGTCCTCGGCGGTCTCGGCGAGGGTATTGCTTCAGCCGGCGGCCGGGCTACTGCCAAGGCAGCTGAGGAGGCAGCCGCTAAAACAGCTACCAAAGAAGCTATTGATGAGGCCGCTGCTACCAAACTAAATTACGGTGGAATCGGTAAAAAGATGCAGAGTAACCTGAAGCTTGGAACTAATCAGGAATACCTTAAAACGCTCGGCTTGGATCACACCGATCCTCGGATTATGAAACAGGTATCAGAGGCTGGACTGGATTTGAACAACGTAGTTGAGGGTGCTTTAGGACAATCTAAGCCTATAGACATGAGCGGTTTTGGCAACGATGTTTACAAAAGTGCCAAACAGGCTGGTATTGAGGATTTGACCATATCGCCTATGGGTAAGGCTCTCAGTGCAGCCGGTTTGCCGGCTGACGGCAATCTACCGGTAAACATGGATGCTCTTTCAGTTCGCAAGCTGCAACAATCTATTGGTGAACAGATGGGAAATTTAACTACCAATATCAGTAAGGCTGAAAACGCTGGGGTCGATGTGACGGCTATGGAGTCACAGCTTAAATCGCTTGGTGATACTTATGAAAACCTGGAAAATAAGCTGTATGTTAAAAATCCCGAAGTCAGCCAGGCGATCAAAGAGGTGCATATCTCACCAGATGAACAGCAAGCTCTAGCTGAAAAGTATGGAAATCAGAAGCTGGCGGCGGATATAGCTGATACGGTGAATAATGCCAAGTCCGGTAAAGACCTCAAAACACCGATGCAAATGTTTAAACGTATGGATACCGCCTCACGTATTGCGCTCGATGATATTAAAAATGTGACTGGTACTGATCAAGCCCTGCAACGGGCTAAGTTTGCCGCCAACGGCGGCATAGCAACGCCCAAAGGTGTTGCAGCGATTGGAGGTTCAGCAGGAGATGCTGCCGCGGCTATAGCCAGTGCAACTGGCCATCCAGCCGGTATGTTGGCATCTATGGCAAATCGGGCGCATAAAGCTGGTTTAACACCGAAAATTGCTGAAGGTATTGGTAACATCATGACTCGCACAGCGCCGCTTATTCCGCCGGCTGCCGTACTCGGCTCCAACTTACCGAACATTGCCAGCAACTCTGCCAGTGCGATACCATTAACCAATGAACCAATGGAAGGACAGGGTATGAATCCGCAGATGCCGGGAGCGCCGATGAATCCTCAGAATCAACTATTTGAGACATTGCTACGTCAAGAGCAGCTTGCACCTAATATACTAGGTACGAGCTTTGCTCCAGTGCTTGCATCATTGGCCCCGAATGTCCAGAAAAATACTATGGCCGCTAATGCAGTGTCAGGTCTGGAGCCAACTTTTGCTAACGCCGGTGGTCCACAGGGTACCGGAGGTGGTCTCTTGGCGCGTTTGACGGGTATGATCCCCGGCACCCCTGCTAACACCTATCAGCGCCAACAAGCGGCTGCTGCCGCTCAATTAGCGGCGGTACTTGGTATTTCCCCGGAGGCGGCTATGGCGATGCTGCCGCAGCTTACTCAGGCGCCGCAGACAGCCATACCTCAGCAGATGGGAGCTAGTAGCCTACTCGGTTCGTTGACTTCCGGCCTGCCGATGGCTCAGTAGTGTTTGTTGTACCAACTGGAACACATGGCCAAGCAGGCGATATAGCCGATTATAAAACCAATGGCAAATAAAATCATGGTTCGCGTACCTCGGTAATAGTGAGATTATCTACCTTTTTTTCGGGTTGGTAGTTAAACCGCAGGTTTGTGGTATCGCCGAAGCCGAATTTGGTGATAGCCACATAACTCAAGAACTGGGCTGCGCAGTGTTGCTGGATAGCGTTTAGTTCAGTTTGTAAATATTGATTGAGGTGCGTAAGGTAGGTAATGTCCTCTTCGGCCAGGGTGACGATCTTACTATTGTTATTGAGGGAATCCTTGAGGTTGCTCATAGTGTATATTATACCACATGTTATACTGAAGTCACCTATATTTTAAGGAGTAACCCATGCCACGAGTGGACGCAACTAAATTACGTGATTCTCAAATCTACGGTAAGGTGAAAGTAGATAACACCCTTACGATGGGAGAGCGTATCCGAAAGCGCTTCAAGCCGACTGAAACTGTTAAAGTTCACAATATTACCAACCGGGAGATTGAGTGGCAGTGGCTGGAGGAATCCGACGAGCGGTATACCATTGAAGACGGTAGTAACGTCAAGATCGTAGAACGCGACGACCCGGGAGTTTGGCGGCTCGGCCCGGGCGAGTTCGACATCCTCTCCGGCTCCTGCGCCTATATCATGATTGAAGCCTTATACAAACAGACGTCAGTACTGAAGACCGGTATTGTGCTCCACCCGCTGGATGAACGGGAGATCAAGAATTTTGGTTTTGACGATCCCCAGCGCCAAGAAGAATTTATAGATATGGTGTTCCGTGGTAAGGTAACGCCGCAGATGATGCAGCAGGCCGCAATCGACCACCTGGGCGGTGACTTTAAACCGCGTGTAGTAGAGGAGCTCAGCGCCTTGCCGACTGAAAAGGACGAGTACGAGAAGCGTAATCCGGGACGCCCGGTTACCGCGGTACTATCGAATGCGACCCAACATACTGAGCTGAGCGATTTACAAGATGAGTTTCCAGGCAATGAGTCGGCTGCACCCAATGCTGATACTAAACCAAAAGCCGTAGAAAAGAAGAAAACCAATGCCGGATCGCCTGTCCCTGCAGCTCAGTGACGCTGAGGAGCAGCTACGCCGGATCAACGAAGTTACCAGCGCTGCTCAACAGGAGCTGGGTGAATTGCAAGAAGCCATTAGAGTTACCCGGCGGGATCATGATCGTGAGGTAGCGGCACTGAGACGCAGCTTCAAGAAAAAACAGTTATCTCTAGAGAAAGAATACGCTCAGAAAGCACAGGCCTTCAGAAGTCGTATTGAGTCATCCGAGCGGCGCGTTAAAGAGCTCTCTATCCAAGAAGGAGTATCGCTCCATAATTTGGATGAGCAGACCCGTAAGCTTGAATTGGTTCAGGAGGACTATCGGACTACTAAGGTGGAGCGGAGCGAAAAGCTGACTGAGCTCAGGTTGCAGGCTGAAAGTACCATTACCATTTTGACGGATAAGCAAGCTGAGCTCAGTACTATAAACCAGAAGATAGAACAAGATGGTCAAAAGCTTACCCATGTTGAAGAGCGTCTGGTGCAAGCTGAGCAGGCGTTCACGACGCGCAGCGATGAACTGCGCACTAAAATCCGTGAAGCTGAGGATCGTCTTGAAAAAACCCAGCGGCTCATTAAAGAGTACGAAACCTCGGCTGAAGCGATCCGCAAACAGGATGAGGCCCGCGGCGAGGAGCTGTACCGCCGGGAGACGGCACTGACGGCCGGCCGGCGGGCGCTTGGTCAGGATCGGCAGAACTTTGAGAGCGTCAAACGGCGGTTCTATCAGACAAAATCGCTGTGATATACTCCTTGTTAAGGACTACATAATGCTCGACAGCTTTATTGCTCAGAATGAAGGCAAGGTAATCAGCTTCGATAACGTACCGGCCACCGCCGGCCAGTCAGTTCAGCTTGTAGCTGAGTGGTGTCGCTTCATTGGGCTTCCCTTCCAGTGGGCTAATGCTGCCGACTGGTGGGATGGTTCTGATGATACTTTTCTCGAGTACTGGGAAAAAGTTGCATTTGTAGAGGGCGTGGATTCCGCTCCGCGATCAGGAGATATCGTTATATTTAGCACTTCTCTGCCCGGCTCTGCAAACTACGGTCACGCCAGTCTCTTTGTGCGCAGTGTGTCCCCCTACCATTGGCAAGGGTTTGATGCTAATTGGGGAGGAAAGTCAGCTCATATAGTCTCTCACAACTGGTCGTATGTACTGGGTTGGTATACTCCGAAGAACCGGTCAGTGTTGGAAGGTGAGACCTTGACGCCTACTCCGATTGCCGATGAAGCGCCGGGTGATATGTATGAGGTAGAAACTATTTCGCCAACGACTGTAAAGCTCATATCGACATCCGGGCTGTACAATCTCCAGGATGCTTCATGGGAGTCGTTTAATCAAAACCTGATCAGTACAACTGCCGCTGGTACGGTCGTGACGTTGAAGGCTAAGGCTAAGCATCGCTTTGGTGGCGTCTTCTATATGCCGGATAGTAACCGGGCCGAGGGCTACATAGCTGGCGACTGTGAAGAGGTAAGCAAGCCTGCAAAGCCCGAAACGATTGTAAAAAAGCCGGCTGTTTTATCCAAACCGAAGGTGACCACTATAGCTCCTCCCTTCTTGAGACCATCAACCACCGATACCATACGAGTTTCCTTTGATGTTCCAAGATACTCCGCCATGAGTGATGCCCTGAATGGTGTCAATAAGAGCGGTACGCTCCGGGAGGGCAAGTATTTTGTATATAAACGCCTGAACGGCATGCTGAGTGTGACGCTTAACCTGGGCGAGTCGATGAGTACCTGGATAAATCCAGATGATCTAGAAGAAAAACCTCCAGTAGATTGGCGTACGACCTATAAACCCTTTCGTGACAAGTTTGGCAATATAACTTCCAAGTACTATTTTGCGATCGAAGATGATCGGGTAGTTGATTACGAGCATGGCCATCAGTTGCCTATTCACCGGCAGCAGCCAATTCTTATCGGCGGCTGGTTCACCGGCCCGGACGGTGAGATCTACGGCCGTCCCTGGGACGCGGCAGAGCGTTTTTCCTGGTTCGGAGTGCGTAAGTCCAACCTTACGTCGGAACGGGAGATAGAGCAGCCCACGGAGCCTCCAGTACTAGACATTACGCCGGAACTTGGCAAACGTGCTAAACTGGCCTTAGTACTCCAAAACCCAAAAAAGGTCTTTGACATCATAAAAACAAAAACATAGGAGGAGTTCATCATGACGATTATGGATGTACAAAATGCTGCGACGTACGGAGCCAATCATTGGCATGCAATTGTCGCTTACTCAGCCGGTGGTTTGGGTATTTCAATACTTCTGCAGTGGTTGAAGCGTCATTTTAAGCTCGACGAAAAGACGTTTGCCAAACTTGATGGTCCGCGGATTATAGCGGTGATCCTGAGCATTCTTACCAGCTTGGGCACCCTAGTGAACTACTTGATTGATCCTGTTACTGCGCAGAATATTCCCAAAGAGTTCACCTTCTTGCTAACTGCCGCTTTCTTCATTCATCGTTTTATGGTGAGCCCTGTAGGCGCGAAGCTGGAAAAAACGCTTAAACCTTACTGGCAAGCCCTGGAACAGATTAAAAGTACCGAGGAAAGAACTATGACTACCGCTGCTGATCCAGTAGTACCAACCGTATCCGAACCCTTCACGCTGCCTCAGTTTCCCGGGTTGTCTCAGATGGGCGGGAAGTAGCCTGCTCAGCGTTGTATATACGTATCCAGGCATAAACCGTGCGTGAGCTGACATCAAAGTCTTCAGCAATAACTGCTTTAGGGACCTTGTGTTTTCGTTTGGGATTGATACGATTTACAAAATCCCGATAACGCAGTCCATTGTGGTAATTGGCTGTTTCATCCAAGTGAACTTTAAGGCCGCCACGTTCAGCAATAGTTTTTGGTGGATTAATGTGGCGCGGCATGACAGTTCCCTTTCTATAAATATTTCTTAGATTGTTCTATGGCGTTTTCCAGCTGGCGCAGCCAGGGGCCGTTATCTGGCGTTGGTAGCGGGTAGTCCAGAGACTCTGAGTAGTCTCGCAGCGATTCGATGCTCTCAGTCATCTGCTCTATGGTCAGGTCGGCCGAGCTGCGCCAGAAAACGTAGTCCCCTTTTTGGTACATAAACAGTACCGGATTTATTTCCTGCTTATATATCTGTTTGGCTTCCTCTAGCGTATAGCCGAAGTGTTCGCCAAAAGCGCTCAAGAGCAAATACAGATAGCTGTTTTGTTTGAGGGTTCGCTGAAGGCTGAATCGTTTGATTTCGACCAGTGAGTTACTCTTAAGCAGGCGCATAAAGTAGACGCGGGCCTGGGCTGATTCATGTGGTATGGCAAGATCGAACTTCATAACGGTAGTTTACATGGGCGGCAACTCATCCAGGTCAAAAGGCTCTTCGCCCATATCAAATATTTCATCCGGGTTCTCGGGTGGTTCGTTTTTTTGGGCGAGCTTGTCGTGTTGAGCCTTGGCTTTCTCGTACCCACTTTGACCCACTTTGCCGGCGGACGTATCTTGGTTGTATTGGCTCATCCGGCCTTTGCTGTCAGCAACGCCGTTGTCCAGATCAATCGCTTGGGCTTCTCTTATCTGATCATTCGTAAGAGAGCGAGCATTTGGAAGTACCTGGATGTCGTAGGCCTTGACCTCATTCTTATTGGGCGGCGTTATCTTAAGGTCCAGCTTTTTGATATTACTCCCGAAATCTGGGTCAGTATGAATTTCGCCGATTTTTCGGGCAGTATTCGGAGTAACCCGCATGATCTGGGCCTTATTATCGGTAAAGTTGTACACGATAAAAGCGATTCGGGTGTTAATGCTTACCTCACCGGTACGTTTATCGGTAAATTCGGATTCAGCTATGATGGGATCGATGGTGAGCACCCGTACCGTGACCGATTCGCCAGGTTGGAACCTCAGGAATAAGCCTGCATTGGTCACTTTACTGAAATCGAATGAACTGAGGGCGTCTTTTTCGGCCATCACTTGGTCTCCTTTTTAGGTTCTAATATTTTCCACTTGTCCGGGAACACGACAGCTTGAGGTGGCTTCGGGTAAATTCCCTTATTCATAAACAGAGCCATCCGGTAAGCCAATATGAAATCCTTGAATGTAGCAGTCGATCGCACCAAACTCCAGCCGGCTCCGGTACTGGGCAGATCATTGCTATCCAGAGTAGTTCTGGTACCTTTGTGGGTCGTGCCAAGATAGAGCACGTAGCAGTAATCGATTTTCTCGTTACTGGACTGTTCCACGGCCGCTTTATAGGCCTCTACCTGGAGTTCGTTCTTACGCGAGTGAGTCGCGCTCGTCTTGAAGTCGATGAGTATTCGTTTGCCGTTGATAGTGGCAATAAAGTCCAAGGTACCGGCAAACATGTAATCTTCATATAGATAAGCTACTACCTGTTCACTTACGATATTTGTCGGCTTGACTCTTTCGAAGAAATCCACGAAAGATGCCACGCCCAGTTTTTCACGTTTGCGCCGCAACGCACTGCTGGCTACCGGCTCGCCAAGTAGCAGCAATTCGATCGACTGATGGACGTTGCTGCCGCGCTCTTGAGCGTCCAGCAGGATAGCTTCCTGGGTCTCTTTATCAGTACGTTTAAAATACTCCAGCAGTCCCTGCTCCGCTGGCGTGCCCATACTGAGCAAGGTAGTCACGCCGGCTACCGGCTCACCGTTGATCATGTAGCTATGGCCAAACTCATCCTCATAGCGAACAACCTCGCATTGTCTGAGCTTGTACTTGGTGCCGTTGATCGTCACTTGTTTCATGAAACTGATTTTAGCTTTCTGGTGAAGGTTCGTATAGATAGTGTATAGCCTGGGCAGCTCCGGCGCTTGCAATCGCAGGCGATGGTACCCTCCAAGTTGCTACGGGTATGTCCTAGGAGCTTATGTATTCGGCCCAGGACGGCCGCCGAACCGTGACGTTGACCGACCTCGCAGGCGTGGTTAAATACTTCACGGTAATGATGTTTGCAGTATGTTTCGATCTTACTGTAGAACTTAATTGCTTCTTCACGAATCTTGGCCTCGTTTATCTTGATATCTACGCGGATATACGTCATAACATAAGTCTCGTTTAACGTGTAGTTTCATTGTATGTGAAGTTACGTGCAGTGTCAAGCTCTTGCTGCCTGGTGGTACAATGGGGGCATGAGTTACGATGTCGGCCATCACATTAGCTTTAGTGAAGCGTTGCCCAAAACCAAGCCCCATAGGCTTTACGAGGTTGGTACGCGGATTCTTTTCGTCCGGGCATTGGAAGTACCGGCAGTATCAATCAATGTCGTTGTATCCACTTGCTGAGCAGCCAGGTGGCGACTGTAATGATCGTTGCGAGTAATATAAATCCTTCTATGGTCATGAGGGTATAGTGCCCTTGCCTGTTAGTCCCTGTCAACATGAAAAGCCCCCTGCTAAGGTGTTACAGGGGGCTTTATAGGGTAGCAGGGGAAGGGCAGGGGACTATGATTGCCAGGTAGCAGCTTTGACGGCCCACATCTGGGCGGTTTGAAGTTCAGTGATAGACACCGAGCACATACGCTTGACTTCCGGATCGTCGGATTGCTCGCGTATGGCGTGGACTTGGTCGATCGTTTTTGCGAAGTAGTACTTAGTTTCATGTACCACTTTATGTACCACTTTGTCGCCTGAAGGATTGAAAGTGATACCGACGGCTTTTTCGCCGAAGGTTAGTTCTCGTGTAGCCTGTGGTTCGCCCATGGTTGCTCCTTAATTGTTGGTGGTTACTTTATACCATACCACTCGTCAAATATTTCCTCCCAGTATGGCTTTTTTGTTGGTTTTTTGTTTTTGATAATTTTCATAATTACTCCTTTTTTAGAATCTTTGCATTTTCCCCTAATATTTCAGTCGTACGTTTTTCCTCCTCGCCAATCAATATTTCAACATAGTCGCGTTGACTCAGTCGTTTGGGCAGGCCAAGCTTCTTGCTATGAAGCTCAGCCAGGCGTTTAAGCCGCTCGGCTGCTTCAATGGATATTTGGACGGTCGTGGTGTTTATCATTGTTGTAGCCTCCATATAATTACCAGAAGGGTGATTACTAAAATACCTGCAGCAATTATGGCGGACTGCTTGTTGGACAGGGCAGGGACATCAAAAGGCGGCTCAAAGCTGTTCTCAGTATTCGGGTCGTCCCAGTCTATCTTTAGTTTGCTCATGATTTAACCTCTTCTTTAGATAACTGGTAGATGCGTTCACTAACTGCAAATTTAGCTTTGTCCATATTGTCGCCCCAATGGATGAAATTCTTATTGTAGGTTTCGACAAGTTCGTCCGCTCGTGCATTCCGTATAATCCGATTCAGGCGCTTAACAGCTGCCTGAGCCGGCAAGTCCCCATCACGCTTTTCCAGTTGCGCTAGGTCATTTGAGTAATCTGCTAGGATTTGGAGTAATTCGAAGTCTTCTGTTTCCGTAGATGAGGTTGGTTTGTTGGTCATAATTCAGTACTCCGTATCTGGTGCTTAATATTGGCCCATATAGATCTAGAGATAAGTCCACAGTCTGGGCACCTTCTAAGATTCATGTATTTTCTCCTGATGGGTTAGGGTGGCGAGGCGCTTCTGTACGTCCTTTTCTACCTGAGCACTTCTCACTGCTGGAATAATGTTGTATTCCCAGTACTTAGCTTCATCCAAACGTGCCGCAACCTCCCTTGCTTGGGCTTGTTTGTCTGCGTAGGCCTGTAGGTGTTTGACTAAGTCGTCACGCAGTTCTGCGTAGTCTACGAGTATTAGCCCGTCTTCGCCCTTGTTTGCTTTTACGTTGTACTCAATACGTTCGCTAACCAATGTGTCTAGGTCTGCATTGATGGAATCGGTAGACGGCCTAGCGTGGCCAGGGTCGCCAACACCGTTTGGGTCTAGCACACTGGGTACGTGATTCCACGGCGGCCCTTGTGCGCCACAAGTTTTGCATGTAGCTTTATGGGTCATAGTGGTGGCCCCTGTTTTAGGGGTTGAGTAGGCACTATACTGAGGTTGCGTGTGTTAACGGCATCGTCAAGTTGTGGGGATAGAACCCCTTGTTTGAACAGTTCGATGGCAAGCTTGCAGGCGGCGTCTTCGGGGGTGTCAGCTTGTCCTGTTCCAAATCCCCCCGCATCGGCAACCCACCTATTTTGAAGGTCCATGAGATTTACAACAAAGTGATTATGTCTGCATAGCTTCCGTAGTAGGTAACCAAGATCATAGGCCGGAGCCACGATTATACGATTCCCCCGCATAATAAGATTCTCTGTTACAATATCTTTCTTCTGTTCAACGCCAAAGTAGTCACCTGTGCCTTGCCACCCGCTCAGCTCATACAGCTCCCGGCACAATTCAAGTGACGCGACGTAGCTCATAACCCCAACTCTTCGCACTTCCGGACAAATTCCCTAAAACGTGAGGGCTGGGGTTGTGTGCTAATCACCCTTTGCCAATTGATACTATTCAACGTTTTCAGGTAGAGCCGTCTAAAACGGGCGATCTGAGTTTTGTCTCTAGGATGTGTAATCATGAGCTGATACTGCATATCATTTGATTGTGCATTAAACCATGTAACAAAATCCTTCTTGGTGGATTCCAGGATATGTTTGCTCATCATTTACCTTCCTTTCTAGACAGGGACAGGGGAGGCCGGGACTCGAACCCGGACATGGTGTTGAACCATTTCTACCTAGTCGCTCCCCATGATCACTGGCAGGTGAATGACGGTAAGCCCATTGCACCAAGTTGGTTCCTTGCTTGGTAAGTTCACTGAGTGAATGTCACGTAGATAGCTACCGCCGCTACGAACTATATACAAGCTCACGGCGTTCCTTTGTCACTTCTTACCGTCAATATCTACCAGTGATGTAAAAGTACGTCAAACCTTTGTAGACATTTCTTCGTTTACCAGTTCTTTCAGTTTTGTCCGCGCGGACTCAGCTATTTCGCCTAATCTACCGATGTGATTAAGCTTCAGCGTGTACTGAGCAGGCTCGAATAAGTCTATCTCTATACCGTCAATTTTTACTGCGCGGTGGTCTCTCGCATCAGCTAAGTAGCAACTAATAGCCGGAGTACTGCTGAGGTTATGCCAGCCTATTCCGTAGACTCTGTTGCTGTAATCGGACAATCCTTTCGCGGTTTCGGCTAACTCTTCAAGGTATTGTTTCGTGGTATTTTCAGTCACAAAGGCTCCTTTATACTCCTGGAGGACGAAAGCTGTATAATAATCCCGCCCTCCTGATAGATTTGTCTTAGTAGTGATTCGGGCACTTTAAAACTCCTTTTGTATTTTATACTTTGCAGCACTCAGATAGCCATGGATGTGGGCCAGAGCAGCCAGCTCTGTGATGTTAAGCTTGCTTCCGGCCAGTATCTTGGCCAGATCGTCAGCCAGCGGCTGCAGGCCCTCCATATATGTTACAAGGTCAGTAAGGGTGTTCATATAATTTGCAACTCCTCTTTTACTTGTTGAATAATAGTCTGGATTTCTTTACGGGTACGAGTAAATTTACGCAGGTATTTCATTGGATGGTTACTTTCTTGCTGAGGTAGTTAGTAGTAGTTTCGGTCACTCCTTCGGGCAGGTGCCCGGACATGGTGCGGTAGGCTTTCACTTTGCTTGGGTCAAGCACTTTCTTGTAGAAGCGTGGCGGCAGCTGGACAGCAGTCCGTAGGGTCTTGCGTTCAGCCAGGGTAATGTAGCCCCAGTCGCCTTTAATACTCTTAACGCCCTGGACTTCCATAAGTTCCTGGAGGTTTCTCCAGGCATCATCTATTTGCGTCTGCAGGCGCTTCTGGAGGCCCAGGAACTCCACAAAAGCCTCATTCTGGACTAACTCACGGTTTTCGAACGAAAGGCCGTTTAAGGGGCTTAGAATGGCTCCGGTGCGCTTTTCAATGGCTTTCGTGTTGCTCATAGGTATAAACTTTCTAACTGCTGTTCGCAGTCGTTGCATATTTCTATAGTAGATTTATAACTCGTGTGCTCACCATCAGCAGAGAGCATATCGTTCTCGGCTGATTCATTCCGGGTGTTAAGGTGCTCGCAGCTACCGCTGGCGCGGCACTCTTCGTTGGTGCATTCCCAGATGCCAGCCCAGGGGCCGGAGGTGTAGAGCTCAGCGTAGCTGCCGCAGTCCGGGCAGGTGGCTGGTTTGGTAGTGGTTGTATTCATACTATTTAATGTCCTTATGAATTACGTTAGTAATACCTCTATACTATCGAACAAATAATGACTTGTCAATCCTTTTTTATAGATTTTATATAAAAATTGGCAAGATACCCTATAGCACTCTGTGGAGATACTTTGATCCCAAGGTTTCCGGCAATGAGTTGTCGGGCCTCTTCAAGGATATTAAAGTCCATTTGGCGCATAGTCAGCTGTCTGGACTGACGCCGGTATACAGAGATGTTTTGTATAGGATTCGCGGCTGTAGACCTGATTTCGGCTTGTAATTTACTGATCGGCAGGGCTTTATCTAACCGATAGCTTCCAGCTACTGTTTCGCTATAACGTGATACCCAGAACCTGTAAGGTTTTTCCAGGCAAACAAATACAAGAATGATACCGGTATGTTTCGGCGCTACTTTGATATTGAAAAAAGCGCGACCATTTTTAGTAGCGGTAGTAGCCTTGACATCCAACCGCAGTCCACTCCATTCCAGATCGTAGGGTAGTAGGGCATCTACCGGTTCGTTTTTATATATTGAACCCGGCAGGGCTGAAGCTATGAGTTGTTCCGCTGTTCGTGCAATTGTTTTAGGAGTCATACATTTACTATAGCATAAAAGACAATTAAAAGCATTGACTTTACATAACCACTATGCTATATTATTGACATGAACACAAATACATTTATAGTCACCAGAGACGGCCAAGTAGATAAAAGTCTGTCCAAGCTCACCAACCCTACATTGGAATTCATAGTACAGCGAAGGGAAGCGGCCCGGCTGCAAATCAAGATGTTTAGATACGATCTGCTCCACGGTACGCACTACCGAAGTATCCGCAACCAGCTGATGCGAGAACAACGCAACAGAGCTTTCGAACTGCAGATAGGTTTGGTAAAGAAGAACCCGCCAAGGAAGCAGTACCAAGGCGGGCGCGCATCCCAGGTGAGGGGCTAATCTATTGTAGTATCTGGGGTGGTTGTTTGTAAAGACGAAATCTCATCCATTCGTTCAGTCAGCTCAGCGATAGCATCGACGTCTTTAGCAGAGCTGGCCGCATTGCCGGCAGCCAACGCCGCGCTCATGGCCCCAAAGTGGGTGGCAAAGTTAGCCCATAGGCTGATCTCCTGAATAATGAGGGCTGAAATGGTATGAGCGTACAGCGTTGGAAAGAAAGGGATCGTAATAATGCCGAGCCCCCACAGCAGTGCCCAGAAGCGGTTAAAGCGGTACTGAGACCGAGGGTCGTGCTCCAGGTGATTGACGTCCTTCAGGATAAACATCACCGGCGGCGTGGCCCGAAGTTTTTGTTTCATAAGCGAACTTTTTAGTTTTTTAATTCGAGCTGTTTCAATTCTTGCATAAGTCGCTTGACCCGTAAAGAGTCTACCCGGTAGCCTTTAGGCGTTGGCACCCGCCCGCGGATAATGTCCAGTTCCCGCTCTATTTCCTGCCGCCGATTGACCGGAGAGGGCTGTTTCGCTAGAAGCTCATTAAATGCAGCAGTAGAGCGCTCAACCGTTTCCAGTATGTTCTGATTAAACCCGTAAGCATTGAAAGAACTCTGGAACTCCTCGTTCGTAAACGTATAAGTCGTCCGTCCATCGGAAGCTGTCCAATCGCCGCTCATCAGTTAATAGTAGCATTAGTGCCGCGCGTCCAAATAGCCACCCGGCCGAACATCTGTGTCTGGATAGCATAGATGCCATTGCCCTTATCGGTCAGTATCTTGTAGCTTAGTCCGCCAAACAGTGCCGGATTGAGTACCGCCACCGCCTGAGCCACGTCATAGGGCCCATTCTCGTGATAGACATTCCAATGCGTATCCGGGCTGCCGTCAGGGTTCTTAGCCGGCAAATGCAGTGTCTTACCAACCATGCTGCTCATCACCGGCGCCTTACCAGGATGGGCCACCACTAAAGGCAATACCAAAGGATGCAACCAGCCTTTACATGGATTCCAGCGCCACATAAAGCTGGTATCGTTCACCGGGTGCCCGACACTCTGACCAAGTAATGTATAGCCCGAAGGCGAAGCACTGACACAAACACCAGCATGCCCGTAAGGATTCTGGTAAGTATTGGCATAGCCTTTCTGAGGTGTGGCGTCAAAGATCATGATGTCCCCGGCTTGCGGCAGCTGGTTGGGGTCATTGTGATCGTTAGCGATAGCCCAGAAGTAGCTCTTATTGTAGATGGCAAGCATATCTTTGGCGCTTTTAACTGGAGGGAACAGGGCTGACCATTTCTTACCAGGGTAGAGCTCCATACCCCAGGCGAGAGGCACCTGCGTACACTCTCCTGGGTCTTTACCGGTCACGTTGAGTACTTTACCTAAAACTTCGTTTTGCCAAGCAGCGAGGTTGATCATAGGGCTATGATAGCACACGAGCTACCACATCCGGAGCCCCAGGGAACAGCATCCGGAACTCCGGGGAGTGGCAAATGAGGAAACACCCAAACATTATTTTAAGTCGCCACGCCTGTAAGTGGTTGTACAGACGGTTCTAGTGTCTAGAACTTGGTCGGGGTTCCGCGACCTCGCTGAGTTTCCAAGACAAAGCATAGAACATGTCAGTATTTCTAACAAGTTGTGGATAAATGAAGATTTTAACAGAGGTGAATGCGCTAATGATTTGACAATATAGGATAAGCGCAATACATTAAGAGTAAAGTTATTTTCTCAGTCTTCAAACTATGAAAATAACTGAGGCAAAGAAAAAGGCCCGTTTCGTGGGCCAGACGTTTTCTCATGTCTTCAGACTTCATAATAGCTGAACACGAGAAGGATGTCAACACTTTTTAAAAAGATTTTCTGAGCCGAATCAAATATCACCAAACCCTGTTCGGAGCCAGTAAAACTCCGGGAAAGGATGCCTGACAGGCTCGGAGATCACCTGTAACAGCTAAACGCTTGATCTCCACTCTTACTCAGGCATCCATAAGTAATGAATAATACACTATTAGGACAGAACCCAACTGAACTGCATGCGGCAGTTTAGTGTATTGTTTGTCTTTGCCTGGTGGTTACAGCCTCGTCTACCCTGCCAAGTAGTAGGAGAGCGGGGTAATGGTTAAAATTTGTGATACTCTGTAATTGTTATGGCACATCCAGGCGGTAGACCTTTGAAGTACAAGACAGTTGAGGAATTACAGGCAATTGTCGATGCTTATTTTTATGAGTGTGATCCTCATTGGATTGATCAGGAATATTGGGACTATCCATTCATTGAGGAGAAAGAGGAGAGCTTGGAGCCTCAAGGTCATGGCGGGGCCTTGAAACGAACTAGAAAGCGTGACTATGATGCTGGTATGGTTCTCATGACGAGAAAGGTATTAACAGCTCAGCAGCCTTATACAATGGCGGGCTTGGCTTTACGTTTAGGAATGAGTCGACAGGGATTAATGGAGTATAAAGCTAAGGACAGGTTTTCTGACGCTATAAAAAGAGCTCGGTCTAAAGTAGGCGAATACAACGAAATAATGTTGCATCAAGGTAAAAATGCTGCTGGAGCTATCTTTAACCTAAAGGTTAACTTCGGTTACCATGAGAAGGTTGAAGAGAATCCGCCACCTGAAAATCAGATAATCTTCGTAAATCAAGTGCCGACCTCAGAGACAGATGAGTGATCCGGTCTACTACTGGCGACTACCTTGGTGCCATGTGTGGCAGGGCCAGAGAGTAGATACTATCATTCTGCCTTGTGGCCACAGCCGAGGAGTATTCGTTGACATGCTCTTTGACGACGCAGTCAGCTTTCCATGTCCGAAGGGTTGTGAATAATCGTGTTGACACATCAATACAATTACGATACATTGAACTTATAAACAGCGTAAAAGGAGATCATAGTGAGCAAAGTTATTGAAACGGGCAAAAAGGTATTTATTCGTACTGTCACCTACCACATGGTTGGCAAGATCGAAGGCATCAAAGATGGCATGATTGAGCTATCTGACGCTTCATGGATTGCCGACAGCGGACGTTTTTCGAACGCTTTGAAAGAAGGAACCCTGAACGAGGTGGAGCCTGTCGGTGATGCCTGTGTGAGTATTGGCGCTGTAGTTGACGCATTTCCTTGGAACCACGACCTACCTACGAAGCAGAAATAGGGTAGTACACTATGCAAGCTGTACTTTTAGGTAATCCGAATACTCTTTGGTCTTGGTCTGGGTCTCGGTCTGGGTCTTGGTCTGGGTCTCGGTCTCGGTCTCGGTCTTGGTCTGGGTCTTGGTCTTGGTCTGGGTCTTGGTCTTGGTCTGGGTCTCGGTCTTGGTCTGGGTCTCGGTCTCGGTCTCGGTCTTGGTCTCGGTCTTGGTCTGGGTCTGGGTCTTGGTCTGGGTCTCGGTCTCGGTCTGGGTCTCGGTCTCGGTCTCGGTCTCGGTCTTGGTCTCGGTCTTGGTCTGGGTCTGGGTCTGGGTCTCGGCCTCGGTCTTGGTCTTGGCTCTATTAGAAAATGTTTTTGAAAGTAGGTCGATATGCAAGCTGTACTTTTAGGTAATCCGAATACTCTTTGGTCTGGGTCTTGGTCTTGGTCTCGGTCTCGGTCTGGGTCTCGGTCTCGGTCTGGGTCTCGGTCTGGGTCTCGGTCTTGGTCTTGGTCTCGGTCTGGGTCTCGGTCTGGGTCTCGGTCTGGGTCTCGGTCTTGGTCTGGGTCTGGGTCTTGGTCTGGGTCTGGGTCTGGGTCTGGGTCTGGGTCTCGGTCTCGGTCTCGGTCTTGGTCTTGGCTCTATTAGAAAATGCCATGCCAACCTCATACTATAAGTGTGACCACTGCGGTAAAATGAATCCAGGCCGGGCTCGTAAGTACTGTAATCGGAAGTGCCGGGATGCAGCGTATTATAGGCGTAAGAAAAGGAGGTTACATGCGACACAAGCCTAGTTTTGCTCGAATTTACTATAAAGGTAAGCCTCTTAAGCGTGATATGTCGACAAAGACGCTTTATATTGTGATGCAAAAGAATAACCCCGAAAGGCTTGATATGCGATATAAGGACAGTCGTAGGTTCGCTGCTATGAACAGAGAGGCGTTCAAATGATTCACCCCATCCAAGGCCGCCTCCTCATCCAGCTCAAAGGCAAATACCAAAACTTCAGCCCAACTGAAGAGAAATTTGGCACGAGCAAGACGCGCGGGGTGGTGTTGGCTATTGCGCCAGATATCATTGCCAAGTGCCAGGAACTAGGTATTGAAGATGGCAAGATGGTCTACTTCGGCAAGTACGAAGACACTGCGCCATATGGCGAGAAAGAGGATTTGGCGCTTATTAAGCTGGAGGAGATTGGGGGGTGGGAGTGAGTCAAGCTGAACATCAAAAAGATTTAACAGCTATGAATAACGAAGAACTTGCTATGGTACGAGAAGAATTGCTAGCATGCTTGTTCTCCACTCTACCAAAGCAGTTAACTTCACCAGGTGATGTACTCCATATGAAAAATGACCTTGAGTATCTACGATTTATTCAGAACCAGCAGCACAAAAACTCTATTCAGGAGCCTAGACAATACGATGCTTATGGGCGTCTCAAGATCAACGGCCAAGAATGGTATGATCGGTTTTGGATAGAGTTTTTAAAAGGTGCAAACTGGAGAAGCATAAGACTTACTAAGGCTAAGATAATCAGAGCGGCAGAACAGGCTGCCAAGAAAGCAGCGGGATTGGAATGACAAGCCTACTTGAAAAAAACGATCAATGGGGTGAGTTCGCCAAGAAGAAAATACCTGACCCTGAACTCAAAGCTGGAGCGAAGATTATCAAGACTGTGCTTGAAGTCAGTACTGATTTGGATCAGGAGTTCAATAATATGGACTATGTGAGTATCCTTAAGGAGGCGAGGGAGAACTTTGACTATAATATTGATAAGTTGATTGGATTTTTGAATGACCCAAGCTGAAAAACTAGAGGCGCTGGTGCGGAAGGCTATTGAGGGTGGGTGGGATATGTTCCAGCATCGTAAGCATTCCATACCGCCTTGGTACATTGTCGCCGGTGGTCAAATGCCGACCCCAAAAGTGGTAGAAACATGGGTTCCCAAAGATTCACTATTAATCTGTGGCTGGGAGGATTACTACTTCGTCTGGGAGCATGTTATATTCAATCACCAATTTGCCCGCGCTTTGTTTGGGGAGAAGTCAGTAGCTCATAGCGGAATTATGAAATCAGGTAAATTTACGAATCCACAACCTTATTCTGCGTACAAGCTTCATCTTCAGCAGGCTGTAATAAGTGATGATCCTATAGATTACATGTACAAGATAGTGTTTGGTGGGGTGGAAAAATAAGTGAAAATTACCATGCATGCCACCATAGTTGCAGATATTAGCAATGACCCTCAAATATCTGTTAGTGAGCCTACAATACTGAAAAGAAGACAGCTACGGAACGGATGAAATCGCAAGAATGAAGCGCAAAGGGTTTAAGCAGGATTCATCTCCCGGAGAGATTGCTTTTCTAGCCACAAGCATTAAGGAGTACGAAGAGCTGAAGCGTGAATACCCGGATAAGAAGATCAATTTACGGCCAGATATAAAGCAGCTCAAGCTGCCAGGATTAGAACTAAACTTTAAGGAGACAGTAAACCATGCAACCCGCAAGACTCGCCACCAACACCCGTCTGCCCATTATGGGCGACAAAGCCCAGGAGACCATTAAGCAGGGCGTTGAGCTGGCCTATGAAGTGGCTAAGGCTGCCTTTGGGCCGCGGTCTGGCAATGTGGCGATAGAGTCGCAGTACGGCGATCCGCTGATCAGCCATGATGGGGTATTTAACCTCGATCATTTGCATATTACCGATCCGGGCATCAACATGGCTGCTCGGATTATTACTCAGGCTTCACGTTCAACTAATGTCCATGTGGGTGATGGTACGACTGGAGCAGTAATCCTTGCCCGGTCGTTGTACCAGGAAGCCATAGCCTTGCTGGCGTCCACCAAAGAGTCGCGTATGAGCATTGCGCGCAGGCTGCAAGCTACGGCGACTGAGGTAGTGGAGCATGTCGACAAGCTCAAGGTAGCATCCACACCGGAACTGCTCAGGGATGTAGCGGTCATATCCGCCAGTGACGAGGCGGTAGGCAGCCTGGTGTCTGATACCGTTCAGGAGATCGGTGCCGATGGCGGCGTGATCATTGAGAATTTTGGTGGCAGCGGTATTTACAATGACATTGTCTCTGGCTTTTACTTCAGAAAAGGATTCACCAATGCCGCTCTCCTTACTGACCCAAGCAATCTTGAGTCGCGCTTTGACAAAGTGTTTGTGCTGGTATGTGAAAAAGAACTGTCCAACGTAGGGGACATTGCTCCGATTCTGGATAAGTGCATCAGCAACAATATTCGGGAGCTGTTGCTTGTTGGCAATGTGCAAACTGAAGCCCTGGCAGTGGCGGTCAAGGCCCGGCTGGAGGGTCACATAACCTGTACGATCGTTGATGGCCCGGACTACGGAGCGCTTCGGACACTCTTCATGGATGATGTTGCCTTATACACCGGAGCTAAGGTATTGAGCGGCGGTTCTAATCCGAATGATTTTACGGTAGATATGTTGGGAGCCGCCAAGGCGGTGGTGAACGAATTCTCGACCACTATAATCGACGCTGAGCGTAGCGAGGAGCAGGAAGCGGCGCTCCAGGCTCGCATCGATGAGCTAACCGATGAGCTGCGGGTGGCCCAGTCTCCGATTGAGCAAGAGGCAGTGCGCACCAGGCTGGGTCGGCTCAGTGGTCGGATTGCTATCCTACGGGTTGGCGGCAGCACTGAAGTCGAGCAGGCTGAGGTCAAGCTTCGGGTAGAGGATGCTGTGGCCGCGCTCCAGGCAGCTATCAAAGATGGCGTGGTGCCGGGTGGCGGCGTGGTACTGGCCAGACTGCCTGACACCATATCCTTTAAGACAGCTTTTGAGCAGCCTTTTAGGGCGCTTTTGGAAAATGCCGGGCGCAATGTTGAAAAGGCGCTGTGGCACGTCCAGGCGGCTAAGGAATGGCAAGGTTATGATTTGCGGGCCGATGACGAAAAGCTGATAGACTTAAAAAAGGCCGGAGTGGTTGATCCGACCATGGTCATTAAAGAGATTGTCAACAATGCTTGCAGCGTGGCGGCAGAGCTCATCAAGACCACCGTGCTGCTGCCTTTTGATAATCGGGAGGCGAAACGTGGGTAACGTAGTTTTTAGCCAGCAAGTGATTGATATCACTGCCCAGGTATTCACTGACTATTTAGCAGAGGTATATCCAGATGGCTGAAGAAAAGATATTTATTGAAGCAGCTGATTGCTTATTCTTGGAAGCTGTAGAGTGGTCTATGGTGGAGCAAACACTTTCCAAGGACGTGCGGGATACGATCGCCCAGCAAGGCTATCCAACTATTGAGTTGGCTGATGGGAGGTATGCCTACATCCCTATTATCGTCAATAACATTGATTTCAAATGTGTCCAGGGAAGGCGACCGGAGGCGATTTCCGATGCCTAACTGGGCCATTTACCTATTCATCGGTGCCGAGCTGTTTTGCTTCATTGCAGGCATGGCGATTGGCTACTTTTGGCGTGCTATTATCATACGCCTGGATATGCTCATTCTTCGGGTTGAGGGTTTCAAATCCGTGGAACTTCCTGAGTCGGCGGTCATAGAGACGACGCCAAATCTTATTCGTGAGCGTCAGCATACCGCTACTCCAGCAGACGAAGAGGATTCCCAAATCGTGACAGACAAGTCACCGCGGCAGGTCAAAGCGGACAAAGACCGGAAGCTTAGTGAGGAACTGGACAAGTTAGGACGATGAGCAGCACCGGCTATATCAAAAACGGCGTTTACTACAGAGCTGAAAAGGTTCCAATAGACAAGTTGGTCATCCCTCAGCAATCCATGTTCAAGCAAGGCGATCATGCTCGGCAGCGCTTTGATCACTCAGCTGAAATATTGCAGCCCTACGACCACAACGGCAAGCCGAACCCAAAATTTATTGAAGCATCGCCGGAAGCAGCCGAGGATTATGGTTTCTTGCCGCGCACAACACCATTGCCCGTGATTGAGCCGGCACACGGCAGTATTCCCTGGGGACAGGTCAATCCGTAATGGAAGCCCTGGAGCCGCGCGTGAGGATTGCGCTGCCGGACTATCGCCCCAGCGAACGTCAGATCAAGTTCCATACTTCAACAGCCTTTGAGACTTTCTTCGGCGGAGCGGCTGGGCCGGGCAAGAGTACGGCGCTCTGCGGCGAGGCTATCAGCTCTTGTCTGCGCTACCCGGGTCACCGGGTATTTTTCTTTCGTAAAACATTGAAGAACCTGCGTCAGGGTACGCTGCCGGCGATTATGAAGCAGATCGGGCCGTACATTGCGCTGCCAGATAACATGAAGGCGACGCTACCAGACGGTAAGGCACTGACGATTAAGTATAACTCTCAGGATAGTATATTCCGGTTTTCCAATGGTTCGTTTATTCAGTTCGCCTACCTTAACACCACAGCTGATATATATAATTATAGTTCGATTGAAATTCATGAGCTGCTCATTGATGAGTTGACCCAGTTTACTGAGGAGGAGTACAACTTCCTTAAAACTCGTGTTCGAGCTGACGACGATCGGCCGCTCAGAATCAAGTCTGCCAGTAACCCGGGAGACATTGGCCATAACTGGGTTAAGGAGCGCTTTCTGGAATCGCTTGATCCGAGTATTAATTACGTACCGGAAGTACCGTACGAAGAGGTCTATGAGGACCCGGATAGCGGTGAGCACTACACTCGTACGCGGGTATTTATACCAGCGTTCGTAACCGACAATCCCAACAAGCACATCCAGCTGGAGTACAAGCGTAACCTGAATGCCATCAAGGACCCGCAGCTGCGCCTGGCACTCCTCAAAGGCGACTGGAATACCTTTATGGGCCGGGTCTACACCGAGTGGGACAAAGACCTGCATGTGATAACCGGCAAGCTGCCGGTAGACCTGGAGAGCTGCACCAAGTTTATTGGCTTTGACTGGGGGTATCATGATCCGGCAGTGGCCACGTGGTTGGCCTACGCGCCAGAAAATGAGCATGGCATACGACATCTGTACGCCTACCGGGAAATCCATGAGGTCGGCAAGACGCCGCAGTGGTGGGCGCGGACTATCGCCGACATTATTGCTGATGAACCGATTGAGTACATGATCCTGCCGCATGATTGCTTTAGCCACCTAGGCGGCAACCGGACGATCGCCAGCGTCTTTGACGAGAGCGATGTGCCGTACGTGCGGGCCGATTCTATGAACCACGCTGCTAAAATGCATCGGATCGCCTTGATGCACCAGATGCTGTCTTTAGCCGATGACGGCATGCCCTACTTGCAATTTCATACCAATTGTTTGAATAATATATCTACCATTCCGACTTTGCCCTATTCCAAGACCCGGCCGGAGGAGATAGACGAGAAAGCTGACGACCATGATTTTGACTCCACAACTTATGCGCTTATGGTTATCGATGACGCTGAAGGGTACATTGTGAACAGTAATGCCAAGGATAGACCGGAGCCATTCAACCAGAACAACTTGGTGAAAGCCGTGACTGACTCGTCTCGCTATTTTGGGAGTACCGGGAGTATTATCGGGTGAGCGAGTTTACCAATACCCGCCGGGGAATCCAGAAAAGCGCCCGGTGGTTCATGACTGTGCACCGTCGGTTGATTCGGCCGCCTTATCCAGTACGCATTTACTGTCCGGCTTGCGGTCATCCATTTTGTGAGATCAATGCCGAGCTCATGGAAATTAGCAACCACTTTGGTCTGCCGCCCGAGGAGCTCAAGGCCCCGGACGCTTGGAGCCAGCATAAGCACACCTGTGGTGCCAAAATCACGCTATACTGGAAGTCATGAGCGGTGATGGTATACTTACTCTAGACACTAAAAAGTCCCTTGCTAGCTAAGGGGTTTTATTATATAAGGAGCTTTTATGCAAGCGTCTGATATTATCAAGAAGAAGGGTGAAACTGACGGCAAAAGCAATAAGCTGGGCGGGGGTGGCCGGTTTAAGCAGATGCAAAAAAAAGGCATGAGTAATGCGCTCATTGCCTGGATCGGTGATCGGCGGCACGGCAAGAAGCAAATGGGTAAGTGGGCGGCGAAAGGACGTGAGCGCAATGCGTAAGAGCAAGTTGGTTGACAAAGCGGCGGATGTGATGGAATACCGTCCTAAACCCAGCCTGTCGATCGATGCTAAGGATTTGCCAGCTATAAAGGATTGGAAAATAGGACATACTTATGATTTACAAGTTACCGCTAAAATGGTTTCAATCGATGCGGATGACGATTACAGCGGTGGTGAGAAAACGCCGCGGGCGCGGTTCAGAATCACCAAAGTAACAGAGAAGTAACTAAACAATGATCTACCCTTACGGGAATCTGAAATTTCCTACCCCTTACTCGGATACCCGGGTCGATAACATCATTGACGAGGATGGGGTAATCGATCAGTTTGCGCCCATTTCGCTGGATATTCCCGACGACAAACTCATTGAGAACATTAACCAACGGATCGAAGACAGCAAGACCTACTACAATGACACCAATGGATTTGATCTGGAGCAGCGGCGCAGTGAGAACCTGCGTATGTACCTCGGGGTTCAAGCTGATACCAATGACTTTTATGAATCAGAAGAACCGTACATCGAGAATCAGATACGCGGTGCGGTGGATAGCATTGTGGCCTATGCAACAGCTCGCTCACCGCAGTCAGTGGTCACGCCGGCTGACGATACGCCCCAGGCCAAGAAGTTTGCCAGCAATCTTGAAAAAGCCCACAATCTTCACTCTGTAGAATTTGACCTGCGAGGTATCATCGAAGTTTGCGTGCGGTCTTGGATGCTTAACCAGGCGGCTTACGTCATGCTGGAGTTTGATCCGAACTATGGGGAGCATGGTGAGGTTGTGCCGCGGTTCGTGCCGTGCGATGAACTGGTAGTAGACAAAAATGCCCAGTTCGGTGAGAATCCGGATTTTATAGCCGTTTACGAAAAACATACTATTGAAAAACTTGTCTACATCTTTCCCGAAAAACGCAAAGAGATATTTGATTCAGTCAATATCAAGCGGCCCGGACCCAAGAATATTACCCAAGAAGTAGTGACCAAAAAGGTCTGGTTTACCTATTACGGCGACAAAGGCAAGCCGATGGAGGCAGTGGCTATTTACTACAATGACGTGATGCTGGGTACTTACCAGGACATCAACTGGTTGCATGGTCGCAAAAACTTTCTCAAGACGCCCATGAAGCCGATTATTCCGTTGAATGTAGTGAATGACGGTAAGCATTGGATCGACTTCTCAACGCCGCTGGACGATGGTATCCGGATGCAGAAGCTGCTTAATGTTCGTGGCCGGCAGATCAGCCGCAATGCCGAGCGCAGCAACGGTACGACGGTCATAGATGGTCAGGGCTCCGGGCTGACCAAAGAAGATGCTGAGAACTGGACGGGCGGCCCGAATCAGAAGATTTACCTGAAGAAGAAGCAGCCCGGCGCGCAGATTGATCAAGTGATCCATCAGATACCGGGTCATGATGTCAAGCAGTTTGTCGTCCAGGATAAGCAGGATATGCGCAACCAGCTGTTCAGTGTCATGTCTGTGCCGGCTGAGCAGGGCGGCGCTGATGTGACGAGCGATGATCCGACGCTCGGCGAACAGTTGCTCAAGAAAAGCAGCGCTGAAGGCCGTCAGGATATGATTGTCCGGGCGCTGGATCGGATGCTGTACAAGTACTTCAATCTGTTAACCCAGATGATGTTTGTCTGGTACGATGAGGATCATTTCTTTTCGTTTTTGGACGCCGACGGAAGTTACGAGCGAATTGTGATTAAGCGGTACTACTTTGATGACGGCATGAGCGTCAATGTCAAAGGCAGCTCGACAATTGCTTTCGACAAGAACCGGGAGCAGGCGATGGCCTTGCATTTCGCCAAGAACGACCAACTAGCGCTCATCGATGCTTACCGGATCGCCGGCTTTGAGAATCCCCAGAAGCTGTACGATAACTGGGCCAAACAGCAAAAAGATCCCTTTGAACTGGTTCGGGATGCTAACGATGCTTATGACGATGGTGACGCTTACGCCGAGTTCCTGGACATCATAAACGGCAAGGAGCCGTTGTTTAAACAGGATGCTTCCAAAGACTTTATTTTGACATTGCGCAAACTTATGTTAACAGATAAATACTTAAAGGCTGAGCGTAAGTACCAAAAAGCTTTCAATGATCGGCTCAAAGAGTATCTGGATATGTACGAGCTGCGGCAGTCGCTCGATCAGCTGTCTGAGCTTGATATGGGCCGCATAGCGCCTGATCAGCCGATCCCTGAGCCGCAGCCCGAATCACAGCCAAACATGGGCCAGCAGATGCCTGGTGGCCAGCCTGTACCGGGTATGCAACCAGGTATGCCTGGCCCGATGATGCCGGGGCAAATGCCGCCGGGAATGCCGGGAATGATACCGCCGTCCGGGAATCCCGGTGTTATGCCCGGGCCAGGCATGGGAATGGGTGGAAGCATTTTTAACGGTACGCCGCTTATGAATCCAGCCAACGCTCAAACCCCGAGCGGTATTTCAGCTATCCCTCCTATCTGATATACTAGGGTGATTAAATAGAGGTCTTACTCATGCCAGAGCTTAAAGATGTTATTAACGATCTGCCACCGGACTTACAGGTGGATGAACCTGACGATAACGGTACGCCTCCTGATGGGGGTACGCCGCCAGGTGACAATCCTGCGGTGCCACCGGATGATGCTCCGGACGGTGACGAACCACCGGCCGGTGGCGACAAAAAGCCTGGTGAAGAAGAAGAGGACGAGGATCAAGATGATTATTTCACGTCTTCTGGCAGCGATGATGACGATAAGCCAGCCGCTGATAAGCCGCCGCAAACACCTCAAGCTACTGATGAAAATAGCTATATTCTACAGAACTTGTCAAAGATACAAGTTCGTATTGTAGCTGCTGATGATAAGGTCAAGACCGTTGAGGTCTATGGCTACGGTGATTTGCCGCGCGATATGAAGGGTTTTGCCACGCCGTATGAGCAGGGAGTCTTTAATCAGTCGGTCATAGCTCAAGAGAACCGAGCCAAGGAGCTACAGTCGGAGTTTCGAAACCAGAAAATGCAGGCTGATACCGAAGAGTATGTACTGCGCGAAAACCGGGCGATCGCCGAGGATTTGACCGAGCTTCGGCAAGAGGGCATATTCCCCAAGTTTAAAGGTGTTCCCGGCAGCAAAGAGTTCAACGAGTCGGAGGGTGCCAAGGAATTCGATAAAGTCATCGCTTTCATGAATGAGCAGAATGACAATTACGGCAAAGCCGCTCAAGGCGGCAAAGCCTATCGTCATATCGGGTTCCGCGAAGCGTTTGTGATGCTCAACGGCCCGAACCCGAAAGCCGCCGAAAAGGCTGAGGATGCGGCTCGCCGAAAGGTTGCCGGCAAGCTAGCTTCATCGGGCGGCACTTCGGCCGATAGCAAAACGGTTTCCAACAAGCGGGTTACAAACATAAACGAGCTGGCCAGGGAGTTCGAGCAGTTCGTCGGCTCGGGAGCTAAGTAATGTTGAATACGATTATAGCTCTGCTGATTGAAAAGGATCTTATGACCGAGGCCGAGGGCCGAGCTCTGGCCGACAAGCTGCGGCTTGCTACCTTGCCGGCGGACTTTTCAAGTGCCGCCCAACAGGTTAAGAAGTTCTTAGACGAAATTGAAAAAGGCCGCTGAAACCCGAAAAAGCTTGCATTTACATTTTTAGCTATGCTACTCTTGGTCTTAGACACGTGCATGTAGTCCCCCAATAGCCGGGGGCTTTTTTATATAAGCGCTAAGGAGACCATACTATATGGCAGGCATCAGTTTCCAACAGCAGATACAGGATTTTACTTATCAGCGTATTCTGCCAACTTTAGTAGATAATGTTAACAATTCGAACATCCTGTGGGCTCGCGGATTCAACCAGCCTGAAACCTGGACTGGTCCAACTATCTGGTCAAGTCTGACAACTGCTAATTCGGCGACCGGGGCGAGCTATTCTGGCATGGATGAGTTCTCGACCGCTAATACCGCCAACACGGTAAAAATGGTCTTTCACCCGGCCGCTTATTACCAGTCAATCGTGGTGCCCGGTCTTGATCGGGCCGTCAACGCCTCTAAGGGAGCTCAAGCAATTTCACTGATTCTGCAGAAGATGGATGAGGGCAAGATTGCCGCTGCTATGGCGCTAGGAACTCAGATTTATGGATTTGGTCTTGGTAAGGACATCGACGGGTTTGGTCTCATCTTTGACGCTGGCCAGAATACTGCCAGCTATGGCGACTTGAGCCGTAGCGCTTACCCGGGCGTCAATGCTGATGTCACTGCCGTAGCCAGCAATATTATCACCCTGGATTACTTGAGCTCTGAGGCCGACAACGTTTCAGCCGCTGGCAACAATGAATCAGTTCCAACTATGGGGCTCATGCAGCCGGCAGTATGGCGCTACATCGAGGGTATCATCCAGGTGATGCTCGGTGCCCGGTATGAGACGACTCAGACCAAAGGATACGATCGTGTCTCCGGCGGCATACCGATCGGTACGAGCGTCCGTCCGAGTGATCCAGTTCTGGGCGGGGCAGCTGGCTTTAACAGCATCACCTACCGTAACCGTCCCCTAGTCGCCGATAACCAGGCTACCGCCCAAACGTTCTTCTGGGCTAACGAATACTGGCTCAAGGGTTCCCGTTTGCTTCAGGACAATCTGCGTAATATTGACTGCAACATCAAGATCACCGAGGGTACGCTCAAGAGCAATCCGAACCCGGCGGCGTTCCAATGGCGCGACTTCATGAATTCGATCAACCAGAACGGTGAGCTGGGCGTGCTGTTGTTTGCCGGTAACTACTACTGCCGACAGCCTCGGCGTCAGGGTAAACTAACGGGCATTCAGTCCAACTAAGGTAGGGGGAGAAATACGCTATGTTACCGCAACTAACCGAACAAGACATCTATAGCCTCTCAACCACGCAGTTGGCACCACTGGGTACAGTCTTTTATCTGCCGACTGTCCAGGGTAAGAAAGGTTTTAGATACGTAAAATTCGGCGGGACATCGGCTATCACTGCCGGCAAATTGCTGGTATCCGCCGCAGCACCGTCAAATTCAACTGGCCTAGCACTACCAACTACCAACTCGACTGCTCAGCTTTCAGCTGGATCGAGGCAGATTTTAGTTACCAATGGGGTGACAGCCGTCACCCAGGATCAGTTCGCTGATGGTGAACTTGAAGTACTTGGCACCAATGGTAATAGTAACTACACGATTTCCGGCAATACTGCCGATAGCGGCAGCGGCACGATAACCGTTCAGCTTATTGAACCGCTACGCAATACCACAGCGCTGGCCAACGGTACTAACACCGTAAACCTGCGTCAGGCAGGTTCCTACCTGCCAGTAGCATCGACCACACAAGCGTTACCAATCGGGGTGACTATTATGCCGGTAGCTAATAGCTCCTCAGTTACGTACTTTGGGTGGGTACAGATTAGCGGCCCGGGCTTTGCTTTTGCGACCAGTGCCACCAAAGGCTTTCCGCTCGTCCAGGATACATCCGGAACAGCTGGCTACTTTGCCAACACTGGATCGAACTTACCACAAATCGCAATCGCTAAAGAGTCTGCAGCCTCAAGCCTGGCAAGCGTCTACTTGCAAATTAACTAGGAGGATACCTACTTGAATAATTTTAGCCTAGAAGGACCCGGTGGTATCTCTGGACTTAAGCAAGTGCCAGCAAGCGGATCAGTAACCACAGGCAAAAACTGGGTATTCACAGGCAATGTGACAGTACAGGGAACATTTACCTCTGCTGCTGAGTCGGCTACCTCCGAGGTAATCACAGTAGCTAGTTCTAACGCTCTTGCAGTGGGGCCAGCTGGCACTACCAACCCATCGTTCAATGTTGATACCTCGACCGCTTCGGCGGCCACCGGACTGAATGTTAAGAGTGCGGCCGCTGCGGGTGGTTTGGCACTAACGGTTACCAGTTCCGGTACTAACGAAAGCTTGACAATTGATGCGAAAGGTTCCGGTAGTATCAGCCTGAATAGTGCAGTTGCATCTACCGGCGCTGTAGCTATCGGTAGCCGTTTAAGCATTACCAGCAACAGTGCGGCAGCTATTAATGTCGGCCCGAATGGTCTTACTAATCCTGTTTTGAAGGTTGATGCTTCTGCTTCCAACGCTGCGACCGGTCTACTTATAGCCGGGGCAGCTGCTGGTTCCGGGGTAGCTGTTACCACGCAGAGTTCTGGTACAGATGAGAGTCTGACAATTGAAGCTAAAGGTGCTGGTACGATCACCTTTAACCCGGCAGTTGTAGCAGCAGCCGGCGGCAAGGTTTCATCCGGTATTCGATTCGGTAGCCTCAACGTTGGGTACTATACCGGTACTGGTGCGCCGACATTCAGTGCCATGAATGGCTCGGTTTATACTGATTCCAACGCGACTACGACCACTACGCGTATTTATGTAAACAAGTCAGGGGCCGGTACAGCGGGTACTACCTGGACAAATCTAACAACGGCGGCGTAGCCAGGGGGTAGACATGCCCTGGCCAACTGATGAACAGCCTTTCGGAGTAAATCGGGTTCCACTGCTGACCGGTCTGTCGTCGGTTGATGCAAGGACACCGGTACCGGTCGCTGTTGATCCGACTAATGGTGAAGTTCAGACCAATAATTCAGGTGGTGGAGGGGGCGGCGGGGGCGGGACCAGCTCCACGCTGCATGTTGGTCAGCGAACGGTCAGCACGTCCCAGATACAGATCAGCACTACCTCCAAGACGCTTTCTAATGGGGTTATTATAAAATCTCTGTCCACAAACTCGGCAACTATCTATATAGGCCTGACTGGCGTTACGACGAGCACGGGTGATATTCTGGAGCCCGGCGAAAGCCGCGGTTATATGGTTAATAATATTAACTTGCTCTATATGATAAGCGCGGCCTCTACGACAGACATCATAAGCTACGAAGGTAACTAACGATGCTACTGCCAAGTAATTCCTATACGCCGAATGCTTCGAGCACCTTGCTCGGTAAAATAAAGCTAGCTGGTGACTTGGGCGGCACAGCTGGCTTACCGCTGGTTAAGCGAACGCATCGTTTCTTGGTGGCTCCTTTTGGCAGCCCCTACCCGGCTGACTATATCTGCGCCAACAACACGAATAACGAAGTAGAGATAAATGCAGCAATCAATGCTGCCAAAACTCTTTATACGATGTCCGGCTATGCGGTAGCTGTAGACTTGCTGGAAGGTGACTTTTATATAGGCGCCCGGGTTATTCCAAGAGATCATGTATGGCTAAAAGGTCAGGGCATGTTTTCAACCCGGATTCACGCCACGAGTGCTTTAACGCGGGGGATGCTTGATAACATCACCGAGTACGACACGGCCACTCCCTATGTTGATGGCATCATTTCTGACCTGGAGCTTGATGGTACCGGCATGGACCAAACCAAGGAGTTAAAGGGTCTCAATAGCGACAGTCTGAATAACTGTAAAATTATGCGCATTTATGCGCATGATACCACGGCAACCGGCCTGGGGCCCGATGACTTCTATGGCTCTACACTTACTGAGTGTCTGGTAGTCAATTGCGGCTACATGAATAAGAAGACGCTCACCAATGCGGTATGGGCCAGTAACCAGATCACTTTCACGACTTCTGCTGCGCATGGCTATTCGGTGAACGACGTAGTGGTTATAACTGGCATGGCGCCGGTGCGCTACAATGGGCGCCGTACCATTAGCTCAGTCCCGACGACTACGACCTTTGTCGTAACGGACACTATATTTTTAAACACTGATCCCGGAGCAGCCACAACGTTTGGTATCTCTTCTGACTCGCTCATCGGACATAACGGCATTGGCATAGCTTCCGGTTCAAACACCCATGAAGCGTCTATTGTTACCAATAATGTTGTTATTGGCAGCCAAAACAACAACTACCTGATTGAAGCGGACGCCACGGGAACTGATCTCAATGCGTCGTACATTTTTGCTAATAACTATTCCTCAACAGCTGGGCAGTGTGGTTTTCGGAATACCGGTTCTCGCAATACGCAGTTCTTGAATAACTACGATTACGGTTCTATCTTTGGAGTCCAGGTTAGTCCAGTCACGCAGATCAGGACCATCTCAAGTGCTACCTGGTCGGCTGGTATTGTCACCGTGACCCTGTCCTCGGCTTACACGACGAATATTGTAGCCGGAGACTTCATAGAGATCGCTGGCATGACACCGAGCGGCTATAACGGCTACTACCGGATTGAGACCGTTGTCTCTAATTCCCAGTTCACCATAGCAATCGCTTCGAACCCGGGCGCGGCAACGGTCTTTGGGACGGCCACGCGGATAGCTCACAATACCGATGATACGCTTATAGAGAATAATATATTCTCAAATAGTGTTCTTTACGGTGTTCGTATGATCGCGCGGGCGGAGAAGTACAACATCTCCGGCAATACCGTAAAGAATTCGGCGAACTACGGTATATCTCTCAACACCGGTTACGGTACCGTAGACGATAACCATATTTACGGTTGTGGCCGCGATGGCATAACTGTAGCCACTGGAAGTGGCACTTACGCGCCTCTGGACAACCTGACCCTCTCTATCAACCATATTTACAATAACGGCCTGGCAGGCACCTATGATGGCATTGCCGTAGAGCCGGCGTCTACGGCCCCTATTTCCAATCTGACGATCATTGGCAACCGTGCCTTTGATGATCAGGTGGTCAAGACCCAGCGTTACGGAGTCTTGTTGTCTAGCGGTGGCACGCTAACGAATGTCTCGGTGACAGACAACAATCTTACCGGTAATGCTACTGCGCCGATGTTGATTCAGAATACCGGCAACACGATTTATGTCACAAACAACGGTGGCGTGAATCCGGTGGGTAAGGTTGATCTCGGGAATATCACCGGTGCGACGACTTTCGATAGCACCACCGGCAACTATTTTATCGGCACGGTGACCGGAAATGTCACCACCACCATACCTTCCGGTGTTGTCAAGGGCATGACGATCACCTTAATACTGACCCAGGATGCTACTGGCGGCTGGACTATGACCACGCCGGTGAATGTCAAGCCAGCCAATGGTTCTTCGTTGGTTTTCTCAACTGCTGCGAATGCCGTCAACCAGTTTATGCTCTCATGGGATGGATCGAACTGGCGTGAAATGGGTTCAGTGTTCAGCCGGATAGGTAACCTTGGTTCAGCCGGCCAAGTCTTGACCAGTAACGGGAGCACCACACTGCCGACTTGGCAGGGCGCCAATGTCTTATCGCTGGTCGCTACCTCGGTAAACTACGCTACAAGCGACACCAACGACATTGTTGAAGTCAGTGTTTCCGGTAAGATCGTAACACTTCATGATGCCACTACGGCCAAGATAAAGCGCTATACTATAAAGAACACCAGTGCTGGGAACGTCAGTTTCGCCACGACGTCCTCGCAAACAGTTGACGGCTCGACGACCGGCACAATTATTCCAAACCAGGCGCTTGAGGTTGTACCTGATGGCAGTAACTGGATAATAACCTAGAAGGAGTATCAATACTATGTCGTACAATCCTCAGAATGTGAATGGTCAAGCCACTATGGCAAACTCCGGCCCGGTAGTTATTGCCAGTGACCAGAGTACTTTGCCTATAGGGGGAAATGTGGCCGCTGCAGCTACTGATTCCGGTAATCCGGTGAAGATTGGTGGCAAATACAATTCTACAATGCCAACCTATACCACTGGGCAACGTGGCGATCTGGAGATTACAACTCGTGGTGCCGGCAAGGTGGCTCTCTTTGTGAATGACAGTGCTACAGCTGTTGCCATGGCAGTTACCAATGCTGATGGTATTGCGGCCTCAAGTATTTCTTCTCATCTGGAGATTATGAGTCGAGGTTCAGTATTCAATGGCACAACCTGGGATCGTGCGGTATCTGTACAAGGTGCAGCTGATACCATTTCCGGCATAGGACTGGCGGCTTTCGGGGCTTATGTCTATAACGGTGCCAGTTGGGAGAAAGTCCGAGGTGATCTTGGTGACGCTTCTCCTGCTACAGGTCTTTTGGTAAATAATGCCTTACTCTACAACGGTTCAACTTATGATCGTCAAAGAGGTGATGCGACTGCTGGCTCTTGGGTGAATATAAAGGGTGGTTTTGTACCATCTGGCACAGCTCTCAACACATATTCAGTCCATATTACGACCAATACCACTACAACTCCGACGTCTTCGACGGGCTATGTATCTGCGATTGCTATTAGCTCAGAAGTGGCCGGCACAACCAGTACACTTACTATCCAGGACAAGCAAGGTACACCTCTAAAGCTCATAAATGGTTTTTCTACTACGACCCTGACCACTACGCCAACGATTGTAAGTTTTGCTACCCCGGTAAAAATGACCAGCGGCATAGATATTGTAACTGCCGGAGCAGTCGCAGCAACGGTGGATGTTTGGATAAATTACTATCAGTAAGTAGTATGCTAAAATAGTGTCATGGAAAAAGAGAAGCTAGTTGAGCTGCGCGATGAAGCTGAAAACAAATGTCGAGAGCTTTACGATCAATTGGAAACGGTGCGGTCTCAAGCCAATCAGATAGAAATAGAGTTGGAGCGGACTCGTGGAGATTTTAGGACGTATGGTAAACTTTTAAATGAATGGGTTGATGATTCCGGAGGTCCCAATCATGTTGCTCCACCTATTATCCCACCGTTAGAAGATCGATCTAAACCAAAGAAGGAGAAACTCAATGTCTGAAACTCACCAAACACATCTCAATGTTTTTCGTGAAGATGTCGAAAAGGCCCATCGGGCTGCTGCGGCAGCTGTCGATGATCTGAAAACTGCAGTTGATCTTTTGGTGGCTAAGTACGAAAGTCTTATGCGGGATAAGCCAGATGAGGACACGGCGATTCCTGGTAAGTCCACCAAGTCCAGGAAGGATACGTAGACATTCATAGGTACAGTGGTTATACTAAAAACTAGACACAACTAGTAGTCCTCATCTGATGGGGACTTTTTATATAAGGAAAGTCTATGGCCTCAAAAAATTTACAGCGTTCTACTGCCTTTGGCCCCTTCCCACAAGCTCCTAATCACCAGGTCATGAATAGCTGGCAAAACTATTTTATGACCACCGATGCAACCGGTACGCCAATCACTTCACCGGTAGACGTCGCAAACAATGCTGATACGGTGCTTACAGTTCCGGCGGCCGCCGTACAGTTAGTGCTGATTTCATCGACAGCACTTCGGGTCAGTGAATCAAGTCCGGCCAGTGAGCCGTACTTTGTGATTCCGGCCAATACACTGCTTACTGTCCCGTGTATGACGCCTGGGTTTAATCTTAATGACGCAACCGGTCAGATATTCTTACGGGCCGATGCTTCGGCGGCGGTGGTGTCGTTCATGTTCTTAAACGTATAGGAGGATCGTCGTGCCAGACCCTATCAAAATTCCCACCAGCTGGCGCCCCTCAAGTGGTCAAGGTTCGGTTGTGCTTATCGGGAACGTGCCGATCGTCACGAACACCGGTGTAAGATTGGTCACCACTACCAGTCATCTGCCGATTATGACGAATCCCACGGTTACCAAACCTAAAAATCCAACAGTTTGGAGCCAAACAGGATGAGTGTGCCTTCTACCGGCTACACCATTGGAGGAGCAGCTACGGCTACTACGGCCCCCTTGACCGTCCAGAACACTCAAGCTGATCCGGCGGCGGATTTTATTCCGATCTATTCCAGTGTCGCGGCCGGGACAGTGGCTGTCAATATCCAGAATTTGCTGGGTGTAGCTACCCAGGTAATGGCCACAGGAGATACACAGAGCGTCTCTAACAAGACTTTGGATAATACTAACGTCTATGCACCGAAAGACACGTCATTCACGCTCCAGAACGCCTCCAGCAGTACCAAACGGGCTCAATTTTTGCTATCGAGCATTACAGCTGGTCAGACTCGTATATTTACGCTACCAGACTATAACGGTGTACTTGCGACACGGGCCGGCACCGAAACCTTGACCAACAAGACGTTGACGACACCGACAATCACTGCCCCGACGATTACCAATGCCAATATTACAGCTGATACTATCAATGGTTTTACCACTTCTGGTAGTGGTACCATCTTTGGCATCGCGGTCGCTTCGAGCGTCATAACGACCGCTAATGTGGTGGGCACGGCGGCTTTAGCGTCCGGGGCAGTGACGTCTGCAAAAATAGCATCCGGGGCGGTGACGAGCCCAGCCCTAGCGTTATCTTTAGAAACCAGGGGTATCCACTATGACGGCGGCGGCTCAACCAGCTATAGCCTTACGAATAGTTACGCTGCTATAACCGGCCTGACAGCACCCTCCATAACGGTGGACGCCGGCGTGGTGCTAGTGGTTGGTTCGGTTAATATCCAACAGGGAAGTGCCACCAGTGCCGATGTCAAGGTCAAAGTAGTCATGGGTGCGACTGGCCCGAACTATCCGACAGCCGGCGAAGTGCAGGTGACTTACTCAAGTGCTACGGCTAATAACCGGAGCAGTGCGTCAGTCTGTTTCTTGTTTACTGGCGTGAGTGTCGGTACCTATACTTTCACCGCCCAGGCGCTTACTACCGCGGGCACCTTTTCTATAGATAATACGCATACTAATTTGCAGGTCATTCCACTCAATTCATGAGAGATTACTATGTTGACATTTACGCAACTTTATACTGAAACATACCAGGGCTGTGGTATTCCTTCGACCGATTCGATAAATATTAACCTTGTTAAGCGTAATATCAATAACGCGCTGAAACTGATGAAATCCGGAGTGGGTCAGTACTATACCCGTAAAGAAGTCGTAGCTGATTTGAAGCAAGGTGAGCAGTTTTATACCTTCAATCCGGATATGATCCGGGTACGCAATGTCCGGGTTAACAACGGTAGTCTGATTTTTCCGATCCGAACCATTGAATCTGAGAATGAGTGGAATGCACTCAATATTATCCCGTCGTTCGCAGTGTTCTATCCGCAGCGTTGGTTTCAGCGTGGCCCCAATGAGATTGGTATCTGGCCGCAGCCGGCCATAGATATCTCCGGAGCGCTGATTGTAGCCTACGACAGCCGCCTCCAGGACATGTACCTGGACGATACCGTAGGAGCTAGTATCACGGTCACCAACGGCTCAACGACGATTACGAGCAGTACCAATAGCTTTTTGCCAACAATGGTCGGCATGAAATTCAGTTTTACCAATGGTAGTGACGGCCAATGGTACAGCCTCGTCGGCTACACCAATGACCATACGATGACCATTGAGAACTTTTATCCGAATGCCACACAGACCAGTACGGCCACAATCATTGGTTCTTGTCCGGATATACCTGAAGAGTATCACCCGGGGCTCCAGGATTACGCCTTTTATCGGTTCTATAAAACCCAGCGTGGGGCAGCGGCTAAAGCCAATGACTTTAAGAATGATTTTCTGATGGCCCAGCAAGGCTATATGGGTACCTTTGGCGACAAAGAAAGCTCCCAGATTATTCTGCCGCGTAACAATGTTCTGGCCTACAATCCCCTGTTTGTGCCGCCGATAAATATGGACCAATCGTAATATGCCGCAGCAGCCAACTGACCGGGAACTTCCCAAGATCAATCTGAGCAGCTTCGTTGGTGGTGAGGCCATCGATTTTAAGAATGGTATTGCCGGTTCGTTTTTCAGCTCTCAGGCGCTGGATTTCCGTCAGAAAGCCTCGCAGATGACGGTACTGCCGGGTATGCGTACGCTATCCGATCGTTTGAAGGACAAGATTTTAGCTATGGATCAGGATGTCGATGGTAACCGGTATGGCGTCGGTGATCAGGGGTATGTCTATAAAATAAACACTAGTGATAGCATTGGCGAGCTGGGAAGGCTGGACACTGCCGGGGCCGCCGGAGCGGTCTATAACCAGCAAAATAGCCAGCTGTATATGAGCGAACAGCAGGCCGTTTCACTGTACGGCCAGATCGGCAATAACCCGCAGCTGTTAAAGCAGCATTTTGGACCATCGGCTTCGGTAGCCCCGGGAGTCATCTATACTTTTAATACCACGACGAGCTCGTATGACGGCGGTACGGTGGGCGGGGTAACGACTCAGCGGAATAATCTCAACACGCTGACCGCAACCGGTATAACGCCGGACAACTATGCCTCACAAGTCACCAATACCTTGACCAATACCTATGTTTTGCCGGCTTTATCTGGTGGAGTGCCACCAGAAAGCAGTGGTAACTTCTGTGCTTTTGTGCCGGATATTGAACCGTTTTATGGAATAGCGGTGTTTGTCAAAGTGGTTGGAACCGGTAATTGGACTTTAACGGCTCACGACAGTATGAACAACAACCTGGGATCAGTCACGATTGCCCATGCTTCCATTACGCTTGGCTGGAACCTCTTCGCTTTTACGTTGCCAGGCGTCCGGGCGTTCGTGAACGCTATTGCTTCGGCCAATGGCGCAACCGGGTATCACTTTCATCTGACTTCAAGCGTGGTCGGTGATACTGCTGCCGTGGCCACCATAAAAGCTAACGACTTGACCGGAGCTAACTTCGTGTTGTTTGCGCATCGATTGGTAGCGACTAAAAATGGCTGGCATCCGATGTGTATTTTTAATCAGTACCTCTGTATCGGTAACGCCAATTACCTGTCGGTTTATAACTTTGGCAATGACGCTAATCCGAATAATGGCCAGTGGATACGGCATATGCTGTTTTTAGATGTAGGCTACGAAGTAACCGGGCTATCGGCGATGACTCAGAAACTGGTTATCACGGCCGAGAAACGTTCGACTAACAGCAGCCGGAATTACCAGAACGGTTATTTGTATACCTGGGATGGCATCAACGCCGGAGTTAACGACAAGGTGCCTATCCCGATGGGTGCGCCGTACTCACCGTTCTGTTTCAATAATAACGTCTACT